AGTTAGAAGCCTTGCTTCTGGTGACACTCTTGTATCAATAACTAATGCAGATGGAACAGCTGGAAACCCTACGATATCACTTACATCAGATGTGCCGACCAAGGCAGCCTCATCAACTGATAATGCTGTTGTTAGGTTTGATGGCACTAATGGTGCTACATTAGCAAATAGTGTTGTGATAGTAGACGATAGCGGAAACGTTACGGGAATTGCAGAATTAACAACAACTGGTAATGTTGATTTAGGTGGTACACTTGATGTTACTGGAACAACAACACTTGCCACGAGTTTAACTGGAACATTAAGAGCGGATAGCGGTGTTGTTAGTATAGACCCTGTACCAAAGGTAAATTATACAGCTACAGCAGCGCCAACAGTTAACGATGACGATACAGAAGGTTATAGCGTTGGTTCAACATGGATTGATATATCAGCAGATGAAGCTTATAGATGTCTTGATGCTACAACTGGTGCTGCTTTTTGGATTGAAACCACTCTTACAAGTGACGAGCTTGGGAGTATGGCAGTACAAAATAGCACAGATATAACAGTGACTGGTGGTGTTATGGATGATGTAGCGATTGGTGGCACAACTCCAGACAGTGGGGCATTTACAACGCTTACTGCAAGTGGGGATGCTACGTTAAGCGGAGATACTACTGCCAAAAGGGGTATAACGACAGACGCTACAACAACAAGAACTTTTGCGCTGTCTGACGCTGGGGAATACATTAGATTTACGAGTGGTTCTGCTGTAACTGCTACAGTCCCGCCAAACTCGAGCGTTGCTTTTCCAACAGGTTCAGAAATAGAAATATTCCAAGCTGGAGCGGGTCAAGTAACAATAGCAGAAGGCTCAGGAGTTACAGTTAATTCAAAAGATAGTTTACTAAAATTAAGCGGTCAGTATAGTGCTGTCTGTCTCAAAAAAGTTGCTACTGATGAATGGGATTTAATAGGCGATTTAACAAGTTAAGGAGATTTTTATGTCTAGGCATATTTTGGGTTCAGCAGAAACAGCAAACGGAAGTTACCCTAGTGCGGGTATTACTGTATATGGTGGTCGTTCTACATTCGTAGCATACGGGACATGGGACGGTGCAACCGTTACACTAGAGATGTCACCAGATGGTGGTACAACATGGATAGCTATAGGAAGCGATACAACATTTACTGCGGATGGTGTAGGTAATACAGAATTTGGGTGGGATTCTCAAAATCCGATACTTGTAAGAGCAACAGTATCAAGTGTAGGTACTACTAGTTTAACTATGGTTTGGTATAACGAGTCAAGAGGCTAAAAAATGCCGATAACATCATATCCCGCAGCTTTTCCATGCTCTGGAAGTGCTGATTATAAATGCGACAATGCTCCTACGTATGACGGCGGTAGTGGTGTTTTATTTCCTCCTGTAAGTGGTTATAAAATATGGTTAGATGCTAGTGACGAGAGTACAATAACAGAATCATCTAATCTAGTTTCGAGTTGGGATGATAAGAGCGATCAAGGTAATAATGCGACTCAAACAAATGAGACAAATAAGCCAACTTATGATTCAGTAAATCAAAGTATTAACTTTGACGGTTCTGATAATTACTTAGATATCACAGGGATATTAACAACAGATTATACCATATTTTGTGTTTTAACGAACAATGATACTTCTGGTGTGGCAGGTCTTTATTGTGATAAAACAGCGTTTCAGAGGGGGCTTTATTTTGATGTTGGTAAAGCAGCTATTTATAATGGCAGTACAGCGGTAAAAGACACCGATCAAAGTACTGGTAAAAACCTTTATACGGCTTACTATAGTTCTTCTGCTACAACTGCAAAAATGTCAGTTAATGGTACGGTAAAAGCATCTAATACAAGCTATGCTGCTTATACGCCGTCTGTAAGTGATTCAATAGGTAGATTTGGTAGTGGTAGTTATTGGCTAGGCAATATGCATGAATTAGTTGTTTATGATTCATCATTAAGTGATGGTCAAATTTCATCTATTGAAAGTTATTTAAATACAAAATGGGGATTGTGATAATGTCAAGACCAGACTATAAGCCACATTTCCCTTGCAATGATAAATCTTGTTACATAGTGACAGATGCCCCTAAATATGATGGCGGTGATGGTATACCGGCGTGGAATGGACTTTTATTAGAAAATGAATACGCTATTTTATTAGAAAATGGAGCTGTTCTTTTGATGGAGAACTAAATGCAGGTTAATACAAAAATTAGCGACTTAACAGAGGCTACAGAAAAGCAAAACGATGACTTGATTGTTATTGTTGATACTTCTGATACTACAATGGCTTCGAGCGGAACAAATAAAAAAGCATCTATCAGTTTGCTTAATACTGAAACAGTACAGGCTGCAAAAACATCAGATTATTTAATAACAACTTCTGACAATGGAAGCATAATTGAGCTTGACGGCACATCATCAACAATTGACGTTACATCTTATTCGGCGTCTGGAAACGCTGGTAAAACAATAACATTAGTAGCAATAAACGCTGATAATGCTATAACTATTAAGATGAATTTAAATGGACTTGGTGATTACATAATGACATTAAACGAGAGTTTATCTATATACTCTAACGGTACTAACTGGAGGATTATGTAATGACGTATCAACCATTTATTAAAAGAGAAAATTCCAAAATAATACCAGTTGACTCTAACGATAACTATCAGAGTAATGGTATTGTTAATTTATCAAGCAATGTTAGGGTTAGAGAGCTAACAAGCGAAACAATGTCAGTAGAATCTTATGACACTAATTCGCAAGATTACTTTTTTACACAAACACAATTTGGTAGAACCGCTGCGCTTGCAGGATTACAAGTTCAGTTTCGAGATTCTGCTTTGTTTCCTTCTTTTAGAGTTAAAAGAGATCCTGAAAGCGTATATATGTTTCCTCCAATTATCAGTATAGATATAGATGGAGTATATGCCGGATTAAAATATATAAAACCAGTTGAAGAGGCGCAGAAGACTGTAATTACAAGCGGTACAACAAATATGGACGCTGTATACGATGAGACAGATTCATTGTATAAACTTAGCACACTTACAACAACAACATATGATTTAATAGTTTGGAGAAAATATTTAACTACTGGTAATACAAACCCTACTGCTAATCTAAGGGTTAGAATATGGGAAGGAACTGGAGAAACAACAGACGATAAGCTCGGTACAGATTTAACTTTACCAGTAAGTTTGTTTACAGGAAAAACAGCTGGTACAGAAATTTGTTACTCTTTCAATCAACAAAATCTTTGTTGTGAAATTGGGGCGGTCGCTCCTGCTGGAGCTAGAGGAAATGAAAATTATTATACTTTGTATTCATCTACTGAACCATTTTCTCTATACGGTAATGGAACATTAGTTAATAATGCAATAGACAAGCAAAAATTTATATTTGAATATATTGATAGCTCAGGAGAGCTTGGAGAAATAAAACAATTTGCTTTGAGTATTTCTAATGCTGTAACAAAATCAACGTTACAATCTAGGGGGTGGGCTATTTGTGATGGAACAACACCAGAATCTCAGGGAGTATCTGATGCAACAATAACCACAACACCGAACTTAGAAGAAAAGTTTATACGCATGTCTAGTGATGAGACATCAGGAAACACTGGTGGTGAAGCAACACATACGTTAACAATTGCAGAAATGCCAGCGCATACACACGAAGTTGATTGTTCTGTTTTTGCAGGAACAGCAGCAGATGCAAGGTGCGGTGGAGAAAATGGGGAGACATTTTCAACAAATTCTACAGGTGGAGGAGAAGCACACAACAACTTACCTCCTTATTACGAACTAGTTTATTTTATAAAGGTTAGATAATGGCAGTAACACCGAATTTAGGGATAACTTTACCAACTGTAGGGGGTTCAACTGATAGCTGGGGAACTGAAAACAATACATCAATTTCAACATTCGACTCAGAGCTTGGAACAAGAACTATAGACCAAGATTATAACGGTAAAGAATTGCAAAACGCTCTTGTTAAAAAGGCATACACAAAGGGTTACAATCTTGGTAATATATCAGGAGGTGTTACAATAGATTATACAAACGGTAATTTACAATATGGTGTTTTGGTTGGCAATATTACCTCTGTTACAATAAGCAATCTACCAGCGTCTGGTAATGAGGCTTTTTTAACTTTAGAATTAACGCAAGATGCTACAGGTTCGAGGACTATAACACTTGGAAGTGCATACAAAACACAAGGCGGTGCTTCTATAGTTTTAACAACTTCAGCTAATGCAGTTGATGAGCTATATCTTCGCACAAGGGATGCAGGTACAACTATAAAAACAGATTTAAACGGAGATTATAAGTAATGGCATGGTTGGGTACAATGTTGGGTATTATGAGTGGTGTTGCTAGTATTTTTGGTGTAAATACCGCTGGTTCTAAAACAAGTCTTAAGTCCATAATAGCAAATGAGCAATGCACTAGAGTTATAAAACTAACTGATAGTTTAAGTATTGCTTTTTATAGAGATAATTCTTCTCCATATACACAATATTACAGAAAAATAATTAATGGAATCCCAAGCACTGAATATAGCACTTCTGATGGAGGAACAACATCAGTACCTCTTGTAGCTGCTAGACTATCAGATACTAGTTGTATATACTGTTGGACTACTTCCGGGACTTTATATTACAATGTAATATCTGGTTTAGATGGAACACCATCAGTAGATTATAATTCTACTGCATCTTCTTATAGCTTGGGTAATAATCCACAACACAATCTAGTCGGTTTAAGTTCTGACGATGCAGCGATATTTATAAATGATTCTTCTTTAGCTAAATTAATTGTATTCGAGGATTTGTCAACTAGTCCTGCAATTGCGTCAACCAATACTATTTATAGTGGGGAAGCTGCTCACTCGTATTTAATAGCGCTTAGTTCAACTAAGATTGTAGCGTTCTATAACGGTTTGCCGTCTGTTGGTTATTTCAAAGTAATAGATAATGTTACAACTACCCCATCTATAGGTACGCAATATACTTTTTCTGGTTCTGATTCTATTAATTTTGGTAGCAGAGGGCTTATGGATTGTTGTACGCTTGATAGTACAAATGCTTTAGTCGCTTGGAATTATAACTCTGGTAACGTTGTTAAAGCTGCATTGGTATCTAGTCTTGACGGTACTCCTAGCGTTAGCGGAACAACAACTATAACAAATGCTGGAGACGGTTCAGCTATTTCTCTTACTCAATTTAGTAAAGATGATGTGTTAATTACATATTATGATTCAGGAACAAATAATATAAAAGGAACAATGTTAAATGATGTGCAATCAAGTATAACACAAGATACAGAGTTTACTATTGATTCGGCAGCATTGGGAGGAGCTGCGGGTTCTGTAATAAAAATACTAGATACATCTGGTATATGTGTATTTAAAGATAATACTAGCGGGTCTGGAACAGACGGAAATCCTTCAATCAGATTATTGAGTTATTCATAATGGCAGAAAAATTTAGAAACGCAAAAATACAGATACAGCCCGGTACAAATAGAACGCCAGATTCTACAGACTCCGACACTTTATATTACGTTGATACAAATAGAGTACGCCACGAAGACGGAAGATTGAAAAAGATTGGTGGATGTGAAAAACTATTAACTACTGGTGAAACTTCTATTGTTGGGACAGCAAGAACAATATTCTCGTATTTTTACAATGGTAAAAACAGATGGATAATAGGAACACACAAAAGGCTTTACTCTCTTGAAGAAAGAGAGCTTACAAATATTACCCCATTAAAAACAACACCTGAAACTCTAGGCTCTGACCCATTAAGTGTTACACTTGGAAGCGCAACAATAACAATAACTGATACAAATTCTTTCGAAGAAGGAGACAGAATAAAGATTGACGGAGCAACAACAACTGGTGGGATACCAGATACAGAAATAAATGCAGAGCATATAATACATGATGTAACAGCAAGTGATTATAAAATAACTGTAACAACTACAGCAACTAGCACAACAACAGGTGGAGGGGCAGCAGTTGACGTTTACGAGCAAATAGATGCAGGTGCTCAGAACTTTAGCGACATTATAGGTTACGGTGGTGGTATTTATGGGTCTGGTGCATACGGTGTATCACAAGCATTTTCTACTGTTTACACATTACCAAGAATATGGAGTATGGGAAGGTTTGGAAATGATGTTATAACAACACCCGGAGACGGTGGAAAGATATACATTTACCAATCAGATACTGACACAGCGCCAACTGTTTTAACCAACGCACCAACAGAAAGCGATTATGTTTTTATAGATCAAAACGCTGTAATTTCATTGTATGGTAATTCAATCAAGACATCTACACGTGGCGACGCTACTGAATGGACACCAAGTCCAACGACATTAGCATTTCAAGACGAGATAGAAGGAGCTGAAGACTTTGTATGTGCGACAAATGTTAGAGGTACTAATTTATTATTTACCTCTAATCAAATTTATACTTTTAAATATGTAGGACTACCTAATATATGGATAACATCCAAACTAGACGTTTTAGACGGTATTATAGCAAGAAACGCTGTTGTTTCTGCTTCTGGTGTGGCGTTCTGGATGGGGAACAATAATTTCTATGTCTATGACGGTGGTATTGTTTCTGCTATCCCTAATAATACATTAAGTGATTATATATTTAAGAATATAAATAGAACATCAGCAAGAAAAATACATTCTTTTGTAAATAGAGAATATAACGAGGTATGGTGGTTTATACCATTAGGTACAAATACAGAATGTAATTATTATGTGAAATATAATTATATATATTCATTTTGGGAGGATGGTTTTTGGAGTAGAACATCATCAGAAACACCTTTGCATCTTACTACTACGCCTTTGTTAACAGGTAACGATACATACATATATAAGCATGAATCTGGTGTTAATGATGACGGTTCAGCTATGAATGAATACGCAATCACTAATTATGCTCAAATTGGCAACGGCGATAATGTAATGAATGTTACTGGATTTATTCCAGATGCTACACAAGAAGGAAATAGAAAGTTACAGATATATACTAAAATGCGTCAGCAAGGTGATGCAGTTATATCAGAAGAAAAAACAATAACACCAACTACTGAAAAGGTAGATTTTAGAGCATCAGGAAGATTTAGAGCATATAAAATCTATAGTGATGAGTTAGATACTAATTGGAAAATAGGACAAGAATACGAAATGCTTAAGACTGGGGGTAGATTTTGACAAAAGAACAATACCCTTCATTTTCTAATCTTGATAACTTACAAAGAGATTTGAGAAGATTAACAGAGTTGCGTGACAGAGATATTGAGGAAGATATACAGCTAAATGAGAAGCTTTATAAATTAGGATTATCTACAACAGAGTTTCAAACATTTAGATTATTTAATGATAGCGTAATTTATACTAAGGTTATAGACTTAACAAAAACATTTTTAGAAACTGATTCCACGAATATAGCACATAGTATCAGTGATTTAGATGTTGTTATTTCTTCATGCGGTATGGTTAAAAGTAGTAGTATATGGTATAATTTACCTTATATAGATATAAGCTCGGCTGAAAAGTCTTACTATAAAATAGATTCAACTAATATTGTTTCTGTCGTAGAGGGTTCACCTAGTTGGACAGGGTTTTCAGAGGGGCACTTAATTTTAGAATATACAAGGAGTTAGTTATGGCAACTAGTAGCAGCACGAGTATTTGGCCGGGTATTTTATCAGCAATAGGAACTGTTGCAAGTTCTGTTGCAGCTTCAGAAGCTGATGAGGGTGCAGAGCCTTCAGTTTCTGGATTCGAAGCATTGCCAGAAGAAGTACAGGAAATATATCTGCAACAGATATTACCACAAATAGCGTCTTCATATACTATGCCATATACTACGCTACCTATGCAGAGGGTAACAGAGCCAACTGCTGGTGACCCTTTTGCGTCACAAGCTTTGTGGGATTTGCAGAGATATAGCGATCAATTAGTAGCACAAGGAGGAAGCCCGCTATTTTCTCAATATACTAATGTTCCAACTGCGCAAACTCAGACAACACAAGCAGCTGCGCCAACAACAACATCAATTTTTAATAAAAAACAAGGATGGTAGATTATGGCTGATAGTGATAACGATTCAGAAACTGGCGGTTTTGGTGATTTTGGCGGTTGGGGTGATGTAGTAAGTGGTGCTCTTGGTGGTGCTATAACTGGAGGTTTGCCCGGTGCTGCTATGGGTGCGCTTGGAGGTGCTATTAGTGGTTTTGACTTTGGAGGCTTTGGAGGCTTTGGAGGTGGAGCAAGTGGTGCTAATACTACCTCTGGAATGGGTGGAAATGTTGGAGATATAAATCTTTACGGTGGAGCTGGTAGTGGAGGTGCAACTTTTAATGTTGCAGACCTAACAGGTGGTGACATATTTACAAATATGTTAAGAGGTAAATACGGTGGTTGGAATCCAGATGGAACACCAGTAACAAGAGATCAAACAGCAGACTCACCATATTCAACATACACAGGTGGTGGATATCCAATGCCTCCTCAATATTCAGCAACTGGTGGGATAGATACTTACGGTGGAGTTTCTCCAATAGGTGTAATAGAGCCTTTTAATGTTTATCAAACAGAAGCACTACAGGCTATGGCTCAACCAATAGCTCCAAGTGGATTTTATACTGGAGCACAAGAAGCATATCAACGTGCTTTATCAGAAACACCTAGTGCTACACCTTTCTTTGAAAGGGGGGAGCAGTTTATGGGGCAAGCTTCTGATTATTTGGGTCGTGGTGCTGATTTAATAGGTAGTGCGTCAGGATATACGCAAAGAGGAACTACAACATTAACACCAGAAGCTTATGAGTCTGCATTACAAACATATATGAACCCTTACCAACAAGAGGTTATAGATAGGGCATTGGCAGGAACAAGAGAAGCGGAAGCGCGTAGACAGGCTGAATTGCTTTCAAGTTTGCCGGGCGGGTCTAGTTTCGGAACTACTGCACAAGGAGTACAACAAGGTTTACTTGGTGAGGCTGGTATACAAACAGAAGCAGACATCATTGCACAGCTAAACCAGCAGAACTACGAACAGGCTCAACAAGCAGCATTAAACCAATTTAATCAAGAAAGAGCGCGTGAATTACAGGGTGCTGGTCTTGAATTACAAGGAGCTAGTACATTTGGTAGCCTCGGCGGAACTGCTGGACAATTAGGGCAAGGACAACAACAGCTTGGTACTGGTATTTTATCACAGTTAAGTGGTCTAGCAAGCCAAGGCATATCAGGAGAGCAGGCAGCTAGAGGAATGAGACAAGAGGATATCGCATCAAAATTAGTATCTGGACAAACCATTCAGGCTCAAAATCAAAAATTACTTGATGTACTGTATCCTGAACTTACTGGTACAGTTGGAAGAGAAGAGGACGCTTTAAACGAATACATAAACAGATTGTCTAGTGCATTCCCTCAAACAGGTTCGCAAGGAGCTATATCAGGTCAAGGAATGGGTACATTAGGTGCGATTGGCGGTCTTGCTACTTCATTAGGTGGTACAACTGGATTAGAGCAACTATATAATTATTTAGGTAGTTAAATGAGTAAAAATCCAACTTTTGGGACAGACCCAATTGCAATGGCAGGGTGGCTTAGTGCTACGAGTAGTAGACCTATGGCTGAGGTTATGCCACAAGCTACACAAATGGCTTACCAGAACAGACAGAAACAACTTGAGCAGCAGCAATTAGAGGCACAAAAACAGCAGGCTGCTAGACAAGCATCATTAGGGGCTGATCTTTCTGGTACTACTCAACAGCAATTACAAAAACTTATATCTGGTGGTATGAATCCGCAACAGGCTGTTCAAATAGTTAATGCAATGTCTACATCAAGACAGCTTGACTTAAGAAGAGCACAAGAAGATCGACTAGCTAATCAACAAAGGATAAACCAGCAATTACAGCAGCAATATTTGAGTCAACTTGTTGCACCTGAAAAACAGCGTGATATAGCATTAAATAAAGAGTTGGAAACAGCTACTAGGAGTATACTTGCGCCAGATGAAGAGATATTGAAAATAGATTCAGAAGTAAGTGCTTTAGATAGCGAAATAGATCGAGCTAATGCAAAATATAGAAAAGCTGTGGTTTTGGATTCAATTAATCCCGGTATGAATTTTTCTGGAATAGCGGAATCAGAAGTAAAAGATTTAGAATCAAAAAGAAAAAGATTAGTAGAAAAGGGAAACAAGATACAAAAAAGAGTTGAGACGGAAAACAAGGCATTATTAAGTCTATCTATAAGAATATCGGAAAGTGGACTATCTGAATTAGCATATAGTGTTGATACACTTGATAATCTTATAGGAGATAAAGGAGGTATAGAGGGTGGTACTGGTTTTTTAGAGGAATTTTTTACTCCAGACGCTTTCTTAGGTCAAAAGGCTCAAAGGACAAGGCAAACAATATCACGTGTTAAAAACGCGGTACTTAAAGCTAGATCAGGTGGTGCTGTAACAGAAAATGAAGAGTCAAGACTACTTGCTGAGCTTGGTAAAAATACAGATCAAGGTATAAGAAATGCTGTAAAAGATTTAAAAATTATTATAAACAACCAATACAGGGATATTGCTGCTGGTTATCCACGAAAAATTTACGAAAAGTTTGCAAAAGGAGACGGGTACGGAAACCCCTTTGAGAATGAGGAAGAAAAACAAGCAATAATAGAACAGTTGAAAAAACGGGGATTAAAATAATGGTTGATGTTTCCAATTTATCAGATAGTGAGCTTCTCGATTTAGCAAGAAAATATAATATACAAGTTCCAGAAGAAGAGGCTGTAACAGAAGAGGAATATACAGACGAACAAAATAATACATTAGTAGATTTTCTTTCTAAGGCTTCAACCAATGTTCCTTTTTTGAAAGCAGAATCTGAATTTAGCGAAGCTTTTGGCTCTTCTTTAGAAAAATTAGGAACTGGGATTATTCAAAGACTTTCAGAGCGTGACATGTTGGGTGATTTCTATTCAAGTATATTGCCAGCTTTCAGACCTGATTTAGCTGATCAATTGAAAACAACAACATCACAAGACGTTTTTGAGGCTACTCAAAGAGGTGCTAGAGATATAGAGAGAAGAGGAGAGGGCAGAGGTTTTGCGTACGGTGCTGGTGAATTTGCTGGTGAGGTTGCGCCATTCCTTGCTGGTGCTGGTGTTGTTCCTGCTGCTGTTGCAGGTGCTGCTAGCGGATTAGTACAGCCAACTACGACTGGAACAATGCAAGAAGCGCAAAAAAGAGCATTGCAAAGTGGTGCTATTGGTGGTGCGCTTGGAGGTGCTGCTGCAAAAGGTGCTGCTGCTATTGGTAAAATTCCTAGTGGTGCTGCAAAATTAACAAGACGTGCTCTAGGAGTTGATCCAACAGCAGTGGCAGAATTAACAAAGGCTGGAATAACTCCAACTGCTGGAGCTATAGGTGGTAAAGGAGCAAAAATATTAGAAAAAACATTTTCTGAAATGCTTAGCAGTGCCGATATAATGGAAAGGTCAGCACAAAAAACTATAGGGGAAATAGAAGAGGGAATATTAAAACAAGCTTCTCAATTAGGCAAAGCAGAAACAAAAGAAGAGGCTGGACAAGCAATACAAAAGGGTGCAGGCGAGTTTGTAAACAGATTCTTGTCTAAAAGCGGTCAATTGTATGATAACTTAGGTAAATATATAAAGCCCGATGAAAGAGTGTCTATCGATACTACAAATAATGTTCTGAGTGAATTATCAGATCAATTTGCTGATTCTCCAGCAATACAAGCAGTATTTGAAAGCCCGAAAATGAGGCAAATAAAAAGGGCAATAAGTGAAGACTCTGTAAATGGTCTTTTAAATTTTGGAACTGTAAAAAATCTACGCTCTTTAGTTGGTAAGGCTATAAATGATAAAGATGTTATACCAGATGTAGCACAAGGATCATTAAAGAAATTATATGGCGCTTTGTCTGATGACATAAAGCTTGCTGCTGCGTCGAAAGGTGAAGAAGCAATAAACGCGTTTAATAGAGCTAACAATTTTTATAGAAGCGGTCAAAAGAGAATTGATGACGCAATAGAAAAAATTGTAAATAGCGATACTCCAGAAAAGGCTTTTAATGCTGCTATGGCTGGTACAAAAGAAGGGGCTACCACACTAAGAAAGATTAAAAGAAGCTTAAAACCAGATGAGTTTTCAGAGCTACAAAACGTCACATTAAGAAATATGGGTAAAGCTAATCCGGGTGCGCAAGATGCTGCTGGTAATGTGTTTAGCCCAACTACGTTTTTAACACGATTTAATCAATTGTCGCCAGAATCAAAAAAGGTTTTATTTAGCGGAAAAAATACAGAGCTATCAGAATCACTAGACAGCCTTACAAAGGCAATAAGTAGGGTTAAAGATGTTGAAAAGTTGTCTAATGTTTCAGGAACTGGTAGGATTGTATTAACTGGGGGCGCTATTGGTATGGCTGGATTACGTACAGCTTTACAAGCTCTAGGGACTGCATATGGAGGGGCTAAACTTATTACAAACCCAAAATTTGTTGACTGGTTGGCTAAAATTCCAGCACAGAATACAGCACCAAAATTTGGTAAGCATTTGGAGAAATTAAGTAGAATTGCTGCTGTTTCTCCAGATAATAGGGAGTATATACAGGATTTCATAATTGGTTTGAGGGCTGAATGATGGAAGAAGAAAACTTTAGTGGATTTTATCCGTTTTTGTTGTTTGTTATTGTTTATTATTTATTTTAAAGGGGGTTCTCATGAGAGCATCAAAAGAAAGAGATTACGATATTGCACCAAGTGGGACATTCGTTTGTAATGGCACAACTGCTGTTACTGTTGCAAATGATGAGGTTAAACTTGAAAGCCATATACTTATAACTTTAAATACAGTAGGCGGAACTGTAGGAGCTTTACCAGCTATTAAAACAAAGACTGCGGGTACTGGTTTTACTGTTGCAGGCACGGCAAGTGATACGAGTACTTACAATTATGTAATACTATAAATCTTTATAATAAGCCTCTTTTTTGATATAATAACAAGAGGCTTGTATTTAAAATAGGAGCTAAAAAAATGGAAAAAGTGACAGCAAAGGTTATACCATGGATTATAATAGGTGCGCTAGGATGGATAGCGACAACAACAACTGTTAATATGAAAAATATTAATAGTCTTGATACTCATGTAAAAGTGTTAAACGTATCAATGGAAAATGTTGTAGAAAGCACAAAAAAAAACGATATATCTATAGCAAGCTTGACAGATAAATTTCATAACTTATCAATAAAGGTAGCGGAAGGGAAATAATGAACCATCTTATAGAAACAGTTAAGGAAGATTTAAAGATATATGAAGGTTTCAAGCCTTATGTGTATCTTTGCCCTGCTGGTTTAAAGACTATAGGATACGGACACAATATAGAATCTTCTCCACTTACTATTAATGGTATAAGGCTTGATAAAGATTATATAATAGATGGGAAGCATGTTATCACTAGGGAAGAAGCTGAGGAGGTTCTTGAGGATGATATCAAGAATTCAGAGGACGACAGCAGGAGACTTTTTAGTGATTTTTATGACTACCCCCTTAATGTGCGTTACTCTATCATTAGTATGGTGTATCAACTTGGTATGCCTACCGTGGGTAATTTTAGAAATATGTGCGCTGCTATTAAAAACCGTAAATGGAAAGTTGCTTGTTATGAAGCACTTAATAGCAAATGGCATTTACAAGATACGCCCGAAAGGTCGTTAAAAGTAGCGTTTAAATTCTTAGACGCAATTGATTAATTTTAATTTAGGGGCTGATATGTTTAAAATATCTAACTTAGTAGGTGGCGTTTTTGAAGTAGTAAAGGGTTGTGCTTCTGGAATTGCTAAGGCAACTGGACTTGACGAGACAGTTGTATCAAATGTAATAACTGGTGTTTCTACATACATAGAAAAAGACGAAATAGCAAAAGAGAAAGTACAAACTCTTATTTCTAGCGAATTAGATAAAGCAAGACAACACGAGCTAGCTTTTTATAGTAAATCAGATAAGGCAGGTAATTTTATTCGTACAATAACAAGACCAGTAGTAACAATGGCATCAATTGGTTGTTTATTTGCAATGAAAATAATATGCGTACTTTCAATGCTTAATGACCCTGAAAAGATTTCTTCTTTAGTTAAAGATTTCCCTGATGCTAAACTTATGTTTACACTTACTACATATGATTATGCAATAGTAGGTGGTATACTTGCTTTCTGGTTCGGTGGTAAGTTTATTAAATCTGACTTGTTTGGTAAGAGATAATGTTATATAATTAAATAGGCAAAAAGTTTGCTTGTTTTTTTGTTGTGCCCTAGCTTAAACACTAGGGCATTTTTTATGCAAACTCGTCTAACAAGTCTTTTTCTCTTCTGTTTAGAGGTTTTTTAATATATGGTGTTGCTGCTTTTGTTTTAATTAATAGTTTTGCTAGACTAATAGCAACATCATAAACGTAACCACAGTGGTATATAGACTTTAAATCTTCTGATTCAGTCACAGAAATTGATTTCTTCATTAGAATTTTCATTAATCAACCTCTCAGCAATTTTAGTTAATAAAAATATATCCTTACTACTTAGTTTATTTAATCTCTTAAATAACTTTAGCATGCATCTTTTGTTATTTAAATCAATATCGTTATTTTTCGGGTCTGCTATATCAGCGACTGAAACGTCAAGAGCTTTAGCAAATTGATGCAATCTACTAACTCCCATTCTGTTAAGACCCTTCTCATACTTTTGAATCTGCTGGAATGTAACCCCTGCATATTCTCCTAGCTGTGTTTGAGAGAGACCTTTCATGGTTCTAAACTCTCTAAGCTTTAAACCTGCTTTTATATCTTCTATTTCCATAAGTTTACCTGTTTTAAAATTATAACACATAAAGTTGTGTTTACATTTATATATATATATAATAAAATACATACTGTCAACAACCAATAATAAAAAAATGCCTAGTTACATAAAACCTATAAGTATAAAGAAAGAGCACATCAACGAGTTTGAAGAATGGTGTAATCTAAAAAAATCTATGGGTAAAAGTGTATCTAGTTCTATTGTTGATTTAATTTTAAAAGATTTAAAGGAGTTGAAAGATGGAAGAAAAAAAAGAATTGATGGAGATTAAAAACTCTCTTGATTACGCTTGTGAATATATAAGTTCACTTATTGAAAAAGAAGAAGAAGAAGAAAAGCTTTCAGGTGTTCTACATGCTGTTGAATGTGGTGATTTAAGACGAATAATGGAGTTCTTCACTGCTGATGTTAAGATTTCTAAAGACTTCTGTAAAAAAGTTATCTCTGTTGCTAACGAACTTGACAAAGATGACATTGTCAAGCATGTCAACATGTACAGAAGTGGAGAATTGCAAACAGAAACAGAAGAATTATATGAGTCTGAAACAGGAACAGATTTCGGAGAGGTTGTATAGTTCTGTAAAACGTGGCAGAATTAAAGAAGTAGAGCGTTTAATTAGAAAGGGTGTAGATATACACTCTGATTATGATCTTGCGTTAGTATTATCAGCCTCGTTTAACCACATCAACATATTGAAACTCCTCCTCGAAAATGGTGCTGATGTAAGGACGCAAGATCACCTTCCACTTAAATTAGCTCTGGAAGATGGTAATTTTAAATTAGTTGAATTATTGGTAAAACATTATGTTTAAAATGATAGTTGGTTTAGTGATCATATCTGGTTTATTCGCAACTGCGGGTTTTACAGGCATAGTTGATTCATTTGCTGCTGTAATAGCTGGTATAGGTACTTTTATTGGTTTTATTACTGGTGGTGTACTTAAAAAGAAATAAATACAAAGCAAAAAAAACAGAAATTAACGGCATTCTCTTTGATTCTAAAAAGGAGGCGAAAAGATATAGAGAGCTTTTGTTGCTTGAAAAATCTGGTGAAATAACTGATCTTGTTCTGCAAAAAAAATTCAATATAAAAGGTGAATACGGCAGTGGTTGTTATTATCTCGCTGATTTCTTTTATATTAAGGATGGTGAAGAAGTTATTGAAGATGTTAAGGGTTATGATACGCCAGTATCAAAGTTGAAAAGAAAGCTTCTTAAATCTTTTTATAATATTGATGTAACAATCATATAAATTTATTGTTTTTTTTCAGGTTGGTGTTGATTATTATATATAAGTAATATAAAGTTATATATGCCCTTTAAACAGAGCAAAAAACTTTTTTATTAGGTTCGGGTTTCATAGCAACTCGAGCCTTTTTTTTACTTCTTCAAGTAAATCTTTTTCATATCCGTGATTCTCTTGCCATGTTCTAAGTCCTGCATGTATTGCAATGCCAAAACCGCCGTTTCTGTGATGAATGTGACAAAGTGGTATAACTTCATAGTTACTTGAACGTTTACCCATTGTAGAGTTGTTTATGTGGTGTAATTCGGCAGGTTGACCGCATATTATACAGCCAAGCTCTGCAACTCGTCTCATGTGCTCTTTTTCTGCTTTATTCAAAACTTAGAACACCCGTGTTTGAAATTATTGATATACTTTTTTAGTTCTTTTAGCGTATTATAAATTATAAACTGTTTCTTCTGAAATTAAAGAAAACTGTGTTTCTATTTCTGAAACCCTAACTTTTAAAGCTTGTAGTTCTGTTTCTATATTGTTTACTCGTGAATCATAACTATTGTTGTTTAGTTTAACACAGGTAAGTGCTGCTAATCCTAATATAGCGCATAAATACAAAATGTATAATTTACTCATCATCACACCATTTAAACCAATTTGAAAAAAGATTTTCCTTAAAATCCAATGATTCTTTATTATTCAAACAAAGTTCAAACTCTTGCATGACTCCGCCTATTGTTTCATTACTATAATAAAAAGAATGGCGACCCCTATCCCTTCCTACAAAAGGATAGTAATATCTTAAAAATTTACCCATTGATTCTGTAATTTCTTCATCAAATTCAATTGCGTTATAATTATGGCAATCAACTTTTATTGTTTTTTCTCCTCCTAAGTTTAAATATTGTATTGATATTTTTAATATTTTCCAAATTTCCCTTATTTCATTTCTTTTTTGTTCTTTCATTTTTATTTACTCCTCATTTTATTTTTTTCATATTTAATTTGTCTTACAAAATCATAACCAATAAAACCGCATGATAAAAAAGAAATTGTAATAAACACCAAAGATAAAAAAATCGATGATATTGTTTGATCATTAAGTATTAAAAAAACAGATAATACGCAACCAGCTACACAAACAGTGAATAATATAAGAATCATAATACCGACAAATAAGTATTCAATTATTAATTTATACATCATTCAACCTCACTTCCCCTTTCGTCAAATATTTTCCCACACTTTATACATATTGTTTTTACATATGTTGATTTTTTTATTTTCATTCTTTCTATAAGGTCATGCAAACCGAAACCAGTATATCCTGTTAAGTTAAAACCATCTGGAAGATAACTTTCATAATCGTAAATAACCTTTAATTTATGTTTTCCTTTTTTACAGCTTTTAAACATTATTCAACCTCTTTACTTTTTATTGTTTTTTCATTTATTTATTAACCTAAAGAAATAATACTTTCAGAGCTTTTTATTTTCTTAATCCTTATGTGCTCGTTTGTATTCAACTGTAAACACTGATAAGTAAAATTACCTAAATACTGCAATAAATCACTCTTTGAATTGCTTCCTTTAATAACTGTAAGTTTAGGCTCTCTATCAACTATTTGCTCTATAAATTTATCCATTTTAGCAGTCATTAGAATATGGCATCTATTATTAGCTAACATCCTAGCTTTTGGGGAAAAATCTATAACTCTTGGACACTCATCAACAAACATATCTATTATTTCATGATTGTTATTTTTTGCTGCAAATAAATATGCTAATCCATTACGATAACACGGGTCTGCACCATCAACTAGCAACATATGGCATGTAATAGCATCATTAAACTTAGCTGCTTGTATTAATTTTTCTGATAAATGGTTTTTTTTCATAGCTTTATACCTTGTTAAAATTATCTACCTACTTCACTATCTATACAAGTGCAACCAAAACAGTTACAATGCTCTTTTGAAGTTACAACACTCAATGGTTTATATATTATATTTTCCACTCCGTTTTCATCCAAAGAAACGTTAGGAAATAATAACCTATTTTGTCTTATTGGTCGCAATAGACGACCATTTAACACAACATTATAAACTGGTTGAGCTGCCCTCATTCCATATAATTGTTCAGAAGAAACAGCCTCTTCTTCACTTTCGTGCGTTGATTCTGAATCACTTACATCTTGATCGCTTTCGTAATAATTGTTTGTTCCTGATGGCATAAATACCTCCTAATATTATTAAGTTGTTAAAAAAATAATTATTTACTCCTCAAAAAAGTGCAATATACCGTTCTCATCTTCTATATAAAAAGTTTCTCTAGTTCCTTTTTGTTCACCATAATAATCATCATGGAAATCTTCGTAACGCCTATAAGCACCTTGGTAGCTTTCACATATACTTCTTACTTCTGTTAATGCATCAAATAGACCTGTATAACCATCTTCTACATCTACATAAGTAGTATCTCCACTATTAAGAATAGAATTTAAAACACATGAGTTGCTTACCATTTTGTAACACTCATCTATAATATTGATTAATTCTTCAACGTCAGACTCGTCATAGTATTCTGGGTTAAAATCTTTTAAGGTAAGATCAAGACCTATCTTTTTAAAAGCTTCCACAATATTTACCTGTTTTTTGTTGTTGTATTTCTAGTATACATTGTATTTATATAAATGTAAAGTTTAATTTCACATTTTATTATAAAGAATATAAGTATTTTATTTGTTAATTTTCTACAAAAGAGCAATTAAAAGAATCCCCAAGTGTAGTTTTTACTTTTATTGGACTAAGACTCCTCCACCTATTATCAACATTTAAAATGGAAGCATCCGTAATACCTAGATCGTCTTTATCTGATGATGTTACTGTTATAAATTTATACCCACTATTGCCACTTATACTCATTCTTATATCGTTAATTTTTTTGTTACTTGGTAATGTACACAAAACCAATCCAGACATAATTATTGTTTTAGCTAAAACTTTCATAATTCTTTACTCCTCTTTTATTTATTATCGTATTCTTTTATCTTTTCGTTCAACTCATATTCAAGGTTTTGTATTCTGTTTTTCAAATCTCTTGAATATTGGCTTTGTTGTAATAAATCCATATTTAAAAAATTGCGAAATAGTGCAAAAAATAACGCTTCAAATACAATACTTATTGTTCTACATATTAATTTAATCATTATAGCAACTGTATTTATGTTGTTTTTTTTCTTTTTCTGGATTTACTGAATCGTTAAATTTATTGTTAAATTCTTCTAAGCATTTCAGAGCAGTAGATTGAGTTAACTTTATAATCGCCGTGTTTATCACATGTATCATATCCTATAAATTTAATATCTCCGTTATTTGGCATTATTCAACCTATTTGATTATTCGTATTTAGGATTTTTTATATCTTGAAGATTTTGCCCGCATTTTGAGCAAAATTTTTCATGTGAATATGGCTCTAGAATGGCATTTTTTATCCAAACATTCTTGAACATTGTTCTATATTCGTTGCTTAATTTTTTAGCATCTTCTAGATTATCAAAAAATCGACTTTTTGAATTGGTGGATAAAATAGATTTTAATATATATAAAATATTTTTATTTGAATTTAAAGAAGTAATAACAGGGTCACACGTTAGAAAACTCCATACATTAACGTTTCCACAATCACACGTTACTGTTTTTTCTATTTTTTCACATGATACGCATTTATATATATACTTTGTTTTTTCTACTATATCTATAAGATCACTTATTTTTATGTCTTTATTTATTTCCATCATTCAACCTCTAATTGCTTAACACTTTGTGTTAAAGTTAAAACCTTATTACCATCTTTATATTGTTTTAATTTCTCAAGAATCTCTTTTTTTAACCATTTTTCCTCACCTTTCTTAAATTCTCTAATATATTCTTCTGTTAACTTTCGTATACTTCCGTAACAATCATCAATGAAATCATTTATAGTTTTGTCTGCAAAGATGTACTCATATTGAGCATAATCTTTAACAAGTTCACCATATGAACTCATGTAACATTGACCTCTTAAGAACTTCCATAACGTTTCACATCTATCTTCTGCAAGTGTAGTTTGTTTAAGTAAACCAAGCATATCAAGCCAATCTGCTAACGCTGGTAATCCATAAAAATCAGAGCGTTTTTTAGTATATATGCAATTATGCACACATTTTTCGAATTGATCTTCTGTAACTCCTTGTTGTTTTAAGCATTTGTATATTAATTTTGCATACTCTTCTTTAGCAGTAAATTGATAGTTTTCGCAAAACATGTATAGAAGTTGTTTAAATTTTTTATCATCCATTTTATTACTCCAAATTAAAGTTCATTATTTTATTATATTTATCGTTGTCTATGTTTTTACTGTTTGTAAATTCATTTGATGCTGACTTTTCCCAAGTTCGCACACAAGCTTTCCAGTCTTTCATTTTATTTTTACCAACCAACCATCCTTTCGATTCATAGAAATTAAAAAACTTTTCAGCATCAACAAAATTCATTCTTTCATTGCAATAAGTGTGTATGTCCTCGACAGAGGGCTTAACAAATATATTTTTTGTTTTTGATTCTGTTTTAGTTTCTGTTTCTGTTTCTGTTTCTGTTTCTGTTGCTTTCGGTCTGGGTTTTGTTTGGGTTATCCCAGTAGAAACCTGTGGGTTATTTCTAGGACGCCCACCCTTTCTACCATTTGCAACACTTGATTCATATTTTTTAGTATTTTTTTTCAGATCATTTAGTAATTTTTCGTAAAAAGTTTTAGCAAATTTATTTGATGGTTTATAGTCACTTTCTCCATACAAACAATGGTCACTTATTGCGTTAAAAATATCTATTATTTCTTCATTTGAAACACGTCTGGTTAGTGCTATAAAATCCACAGCATAAACCTGAAAGTAAGGGATAGTTTTTGTCATGATGTCCTCAGTTAAATTCTCAGTTAAAAAATTGGGGGCTGGCGCAACTGAGGAATCGCTTTCATTCGGGTAATTAATCCGAACTAAGCCCCACTTAATAATAACACTAATCTACATATTTTTCAAGTGCTTCGTCTAGTCTATTACTGAAAGTACAACGCTTTTCCATAAGCTCCATACTTTCCAACTTCTCTAGTTTTACTTTAGCTTTTCTTAATTCTCTTTGTTTTCCTGCTATTTGCTTTTCAAGATTATTTATATCAAATAACAATAATTCAATTTCGTTTTCAATTTCCATTTAGTCCTCGTTTTTTTTAAAAAAATAATCAACATCAACATTGAAAAAATCAGCAATTTCTTGAAGTTTATCCAATGAAGCAACCTTTTTGTTTTCATAAATAGAATACATCATTCTAGTTACGCCTAATATATCAGCCATTTGCTGTTGTGTTAAACCGTTAATTTTTCTTAATTTCCTTAAATTATCACAAACATTATTCATCATAATATCCTGTCACATACGGGCTAGGTATTTCTATACCATAAAACTCACCAGCCCAATTAATACACTTGTCGATATAATCAACAGTTTCTTTCTTATCTCCTTTGCTATTTGATAGTGATTTTATACGTGCCCTTGTAAAGCCGTCAAACGGGCTTTTAAGCTCTTCTTTAAAATTTAGCATATCACGTAGCAAATAATCTAATTCATCAATAGAAAGGTCGTTTCCGTCCGATTCTGAGGCTTTTTTAATATAGGGTAAGACAACAGCAAAATAATAAGCTCTTTGTTGATTAGTTGGTTTTTTACTAATCTCGCTTATTTCAACTTTAAAAGAAACCTTATTAACTGCTAAATCTCTCATATAATCAACAAGATTTTCTTTTATAGTTTTGAAATTTTTAATATTATCATACCTAAAAAAATATTCTTTTTTCATAACTAAAATGGCACCTCATCATCAAGATCATCATAACCAGAAACAGATTTTTTATGGCTTGCTGCTGAATTAGAACCTTTTACATCAAGTGATATTAACCTTCCATCAAAACCAGAAACAACAATTTCAGTTGTATATTGCTCTTTTCCGTCTGAATCTGTCCACTTTCTACCGCAAAGCTCCCCTTCAATATAAACCTTACTGCCTTTTACAATGTACTGTTTTATAAAACTAACTAGCCCTTCACTAAATACAACTATCTTGTGCCATTCTGTCTTATCTTGTTTATCTCCATTTTTATCACGCCATTTCTTACTTGTTGCTAGTAACCTCTTCTTCTATTTTAATATTAAAGCTTAACTCAATTGACATTTTTATAAAATCTTTCCATTTTTTCCACCAATCTAACGCATCAGTATACATTTCTGCTATGGTTTCGTCATCGAATGAAAACCACTCATCTATAGAGTATTGTTTGCATCCTATAGCCATTGTTTCATTTGTATATGTAATTGTATATTTTTCTACATGGATTGATTTTATTTCTTTAAGATTACCAATACACTTATTAAGGTCTGAGTCTATAAGGTCTGCGCATCTAAGGTCTGCGCCTCTAAGGTTTGCGTATCTAAGTGGTTTTTTATCTTTAACTAACTGCTCAACAAAATCTTTTAAATTGTAGAACGCACTTGATTCAGCAATTATTGAATCGCTAAATCTATGTTTTATTATTAATTCTTGCACTTTTCTATCTCTCTTTTAATTTCTATTAATTCACTAATTTTTCGTTGTAAATAAAAGTTTATCCTTTTAAGATCATCAGAAAAGTTCGGGTCTTGTTTCATAGCTCCTAGTTTTTCTATATCTTTTTTGACTAATTCTTTTATAAGTAATAGATCATCACTCATGTTCAAACCTCTTACTATTAGAATTAAATAAATATCCTATAGTTTCAGCTTTTTCTTTTTTTAACTCTTCAATCATGTTGTTTAAGTCATCACCACAATTACAACGATCTATTAAAACCATCATTTCGCATTTTAGGTTTTCGTAACCATCGTCTTTTTTTGAGTTATCCATTGTATCAGCATCTTTTGTATCATCTATTGCGAATAGACCGTTTAAAGCATACTTGCGAGCATATGATGACGTTGATCCTGTTATTTGCGCATCATCCATACCCTTTTTCTGTAAAGGATGCTTTGCTAATGCTGTAGTGCTTATTTTTTGGTCATCAATACAAAATGTTGCCGTAGCCTTTACAAATAAATGACCATCTATACTTACAACCTCATCACTTAGAAGCAAACAAGATTGTTGCGGTTTTAGTCTATTAACAGCCTCGACAATATCTTCACATGATCTGTAGTTATAACCACCGAATTTATTTAATTGGTTTTTAGGAACTTTTAACTCTTTTTGTATTTCCCCTAAAACTTCCTGTATTGTGAGAACTTTTTTTATATTACTCATCTTCTTTCTCCAAAATATATAATTCTTCTAGTGCTAACCAATAAAGCTCGTATTGTTCGTTATCTGTCATCACTACCTCCTAATACAGCAGACGCAACAGGTAAACCATCCATCATTAAAAACATAATGTCATAATGATCTGCTATCTCACAGCCGTCTGCAAAACAATCAAACATTGAATGTATCCATTTTTTAGCACTATACCTATCTTCAAATTTGTTTTTAAATATAGTTCTCTTAGGTTCAAATTGTGTAATATTAACGTCTATCATTTTGTGACCTCGCTAATTCATAAGTTTTTATTGCATCATCATAAAGATACTTAGCACAAACTAGCGAACCTAGAGACGCTACGCATATCATTATGATAGACATAATCAAAAAGCATTGTAGATATTGTTTCATTTTATTTGCCTGTTTTTGTTGTTTTGGCTAATGCCTATTTCTAGTATAGATGTATAATAAAGTAATGTAAAGTCTTATTTTACATTTTATTATATTTATTTTACAGGTTATTGTTTTATATAGGATTTTTTATTGAAATAATTTTTATTATATATATAAGATTTTGCTTGAAATATATATATATAAGATTTATTATATAAGGTGTTGGGACTAGAGGAGCTGAAAGACTAGTCCCAACAAAAACAATTATAGCATAATATGATAATAGCATTAACAACAATATTGATGTTTCAACATTTTGATGATGTTAAGTATGTCAAAAACTATGATGGTGACACTGTAACAGTAAATATACCATATGAAAACCCTATTATAGGAAAAGAAATATCAATAAGGCTTAGAAATATAGACACACCAGAAATGAATAGTGAAGATAAATGTTTGAAAGATAAGGCAAAAGATAGTAAAATGTTTGTTGAGAATATATTGAAAACATCTAAAAGAATAGACCTTCGTAATTGCACAAGGGGTAAATATTTCAGGATGGTTTGCGATGTTTTCTCTGATGGTAATAATATAGGTGTAGAATTGATTAAAAATGGTTTTGCTAAATTCTATGACGGAAAGAGGTCAAGACCAAAACACGAATGTAAATAATACATTACACGAGATATTCATAAACAATCTATCCTTTTTCGCTCAATTGAATATCTCGTATAGTGTATTAAGTTGGTATTAAGAATGGAAGAATTTGAATCAGACGGAGCTACACCAAGACAAGAAGGCAACTATTTAAGAGCTAAGAGAAAAAGGCAACAAGAAAGAAAGCCAAGTCCTCTAGTTAGACAAAGCGCACAAAGAGACTTGATAAAATGGTTTGGAGTTCAGAAAGAAACTAAAAAAGAGAAACGGTAATGTTTAAGACTATTGATGAGCGTATGTATGATTATGATATTTCTTCTCCACTTGATATAAGTTTATTAAAGGGGAAAATATTAAAAAACATCATAGTAGATAAAAATAGAGAGGCTATTATCTTTATAGCGCATGATAATACAACATACATTATGTTTCATCCACAGTCTTGTTGTGAGCGAGTAGAAATAGAGGACATTTGTGGCGATATTGAAGATTTGATCGACTGTGAAATATTAGTTGCAGAAGAGAGGGTACTATCTGGAGAAGATGGTAGGTTTTGTGGGTCATCAACAGCTACTTTCTATACTATTAGAACTATGAATGGAAGTGTTGATATAAGGTGGCACGGAGAGTCAAACGGATATTATTCTGAGGATGTATCTTTTTTTGCTGCTAAAGATATAACATCTATCAGTGCTCTTGTAAAAGATAATATAATTGATGTTTGTGATAGGTTTAATGTAGGAAATAAAACATTCAAAAAATCAGAAATTTTATTTGTTACAGATATATATAATGTTGATACCAAAGATGGTACTGTTTTCGAGTTCGGAGTTTTAGTGCGTAAAGATAACGAGAGGGTGGTGTTGTCATGTATTTCTAATAAAAATAATGATAATTTTGCGTCTTGTCACGAGTATTTTAAAAAATGGATTTCCTCCGAATATTGACTTTAACATGTTGTTAATGTGTAAAAATAATATAAAAAAGGTAAACAGTAATGATAGTATTTCTATTTAAGTTATTTATATTTTCACTATGCACACCAGCATTCTTGATTTTATTTAGCGAATTAAGTCATGGTGCTACTGGTCACGCAAGTGCAGAGGTAGTTGTTAAAACAGAACCAGTTGATATATGGCAGTGTGACGATGAAGGAAATTGTTATTTAATAAAAGCTTATGAATAGGATTTAATTATGGATAATAAGAAAGAAGAATTGCATATTATTACAAAAGTTTCCTCGTGTTTTTTAAATCCAGACAGTTTTGTTTTTATAAATGAAGATAATCTTGTAGATTTAATCTCAAGTACTTATACTATTGATAATATGAGCGAAAATGAAAATATATATTTATGCGACAGTGGTTGTAGAAGGGGTGAAAAGGTAAATATAAGATATTTATGTAAAAAAAAAGACTTCCCTAATATTGCACATAACGGAATTAAAACAGAAGTTATTGTTGATGGAGTCAAGTATCCTGTCCCAGATCATTTTGACGAATCACTTAACGTCACTATAGGAGATATCAGAAAATTCTTAGAAAGAATACCAGAATATCTTGATGATATTCCTGTAATGATTAACTATTCTGATTCATACCAAGGAATACAAGAGATTGAATTTATTGAAACATCGTATTGTTGCAAGAGGTCACAAAATATAGATAGAAGAGTAGCATGCTACACAGTCCCACCTGGTGGATGCAGTAGAGATATTTGTGATTGTAAATCATGTGAATTCTTTTATAACTTGAAGTGTAAAGACTTTGAAATAGAAACAGCATTACTAATAACTTAATTTAATAAAAGATTATGAATGATCCTTATGATGGTGATAGTGGTATAGAGCTAGGTAAGTATGCAATAGACGGTGATATTTACAATGTTAAACGTCTACTTAAAGAAAACAATAGATATATCAAGCAAAATAGTCTTAACAAAGCTTTAATTAAAGCTTCATATATTGGAAATGAAGAAATAGTTAAATTGTTGATTGATGCAGGGGCTTGTGTAAATAGTAGTTATAATTTTCCAATTATAATAATTCTTGATGCAAAAAAAAACCACAAAAATGTTTCAAAGCGCATGTTAGAATCAATTAACAGTGGAAATAGATTTACTTCTTTATTGTGTGCTGAATTGATGGGAAATAATAAAATAGTTGATATTTTAAAGGATAATGGAGCTAAATGTTAAAAACAATATTTAATAAAAGCTTGTGAATGAAAAACAATAAAAATTGAATAAACAATAAAATACATATATAATCTTATATAAAGGAGCAAAACATATAAGAGGTTGTTATGGCTTGCAAAAGTAAGAAAGGGAAGAAGATGTCAGGAAGTGGAAAAGGAAAGAAATACAACAAGTAATAAGATTATAAATATAATCAAAAGAATAAAAAGAGAGCTGACGTATTTACTATACACATTCTTCTGCATTATCTTAGTGGTATTTATCCCTATAGCTGTAGCATTTACTTTTATAGGGATTATTCTTAAATACGCATTTAAATAAAAGGTATATAAGTGGCTGGTCGAAAAAAAAAGTTTCAAACAGAAGAAGAGATGCAGGATGCTATCGATAAATATTTTAAATCTGTAGATTGGACACCATCAAGAGATGAAGAGGGTAGACCAATACCATTCATGAATGCACCAACAATAACAGAACTTGCTTTAGCTTTGGGTTTTGCTGATAGACGGTCATTATACGATTATCTTAAGAAGGATGTATATACTCACACTATAAAAAGCGCAATATCTAAAATAGAAAGCCTACACGAGAAAAACCTTATATCAGGCAGACCATCAACAGGTTCTATATTTTGGTTAAAAAATGTTGGATGGCAAGATAAAACAGAAGCAGAAGAAAAGCAGGATGAAATATATCTTAATGTTAAAGCTTTATCCGATAGATTAGGCGTTTCTGATAATATTGATTACGATGGCAAAAATGAATAATGTGACAGAAATAATTAATATATCTATTAGTAAAGATGTATTAGAGAAGTTGGACAGGCTAGCAAGTAATTATGGATTGAAAAGGTCGAAATGTTTATCGCTATTAATAGAACAAGCTATTGAGCCAAAAAATATTCCGCTACCAAGAGAAGAGTTTATAAAAGGGTTAAAGGACTCTTTAAGAGTAAGCGATATGAGATTAGGTGTTTCTGATAGAATACAAGAAACACAAGATGAAGACTAATTTAACAAAAAGTTAATATAAAACATAGGCTTATCCATTGACTTATATATATAAAATATGCTATAATAGATATATAGGGTGTTTTTTATAGCACTTACACCCCAAGCTATTTGAGGAGGTAGTTATAATGGAAAAGCTTAGAAAAATTGAAATTTTAGAGTCTGTTGTTGGTAGTATATGGGAAAGGATATTGAACAATAGAGAGTGTGGCGAAGAAAAAGAGCGTATATTACAGGCTTATGACAAGGCAAGATTTAGATTATACGTATTAAAGCACGGCAAATCACACCAATAACAAGAACAACGAAAACGGAAAATAGGAAAATATAGCCCTTTTTACGGGGTTTTAGCAACTTAGAGAGGATTGTATGGAAAAAATCAAAGAAAAGCTTAATGAAATATCTTTCAAACTTGATGGTATGAGAAATGGTGGCGGATTGAATACAAACGGAATCGTAGAGCAAATGTTTTATGAAGCGTTTAGTATGTTAATACAGCATATGGAAGACGAAAAAGCAGAGCTTATTGTTCCAAAGCCAGAAAGCAAACCAATGAATAAAAAAGTTGATGGAACTCCGAGAGCTAGAACAAACATTAAAAGAAACGAAGAGAAAGAAGAAAAAGCCATTGTATGAAGCTAACAGAATTTGAGGCTCAAGCTGCACTTGCAGAAGTAATTAAAAAAGACCTTAGTGTATTTGTTCAACAAGTGTTTCACACGCTTGACCCACAAACGGCTTACATGCACAATTGGCACATAGAGCTAATATCTGATTACTTAATGGCATGTGAAAAAGCAGAGATACAAAGGCTAATAATAAATGTTCCTCCGGGTAGTTTAAAATCAATTCTTGTAAATGTTGCTTGGTCTGCTTGGTTATTGGCACATAACCCTCAAGCAAGGATATTGTCAGCATCTCACAGCGAAAGACTATCAATTAAGCACTCTGTTGCAACAAGAGATATAATAAAAAGCAATTGGTATAAATCGTTATTCCCTAGAACAAAAATAAGACCAGATCAAGATCAAAAGATTAACTTTCACACAACACTTGGTGGATATAGGCAAGCTTTCTCTGTGAATGGCTCGATTACTGGTGAAGGTGGTAATCATCTTATAATAGATGACCCACACGACGCTGGTAAGTCGGAATCAGAAGCAGAAAGGACAAGGGCGGTTGATTGGGTTGATCGTGCTTTTATGTCTCGTATGAGGGATAAGAAAGGCGGTTGCGCTGTTGTGATAATGCAGAGACTTAATCTTGGTGATTTAACGGGTCACTTGATGGAAAAGGGAGGATGGCAACTTCTATCAATTCCCGCTGTGGCTGAAAAGAAAACTATAATAGATTTCGGAAGATTTAAGAAAAGACCAATAGTACGAGAGGAAGGGGATTATTTACATCCTGAAAGAGAAGGTGAAGAGGAGATTTTCAAAGTAAGGCGTGATATTGGTGAGTATGGTTTTTCTGGTCAATATCAACAAAGACCTGCGCCTATAGGCGGTGGATTCTTTAGGAAAGAATGGTTAATGTTTTATACATCAAGTGTATCAGGAACTAATAATTATATACTTGTAGACCCAGCTAATACTAAGAATAAAAAATCAGATTATACAGCAATATGGGTGCTTGGAACTGCGAAAGATGGTAATATATACGTATTAGACGTGTACAGAGATAAATATAATCTTGACGAAAGAACCAATCTTATATTTGATCTGCATGAGAAATATAAACCTAAGATTACAGCATATGAAAGATACGGTATGCAATCAGATATTGACCATATAAAAAGCATAATGGAATATAGGGGTTATAGATTTAACATTACTGAGGTTTCAGGAAAGTTGTCTAAAGAAGACAGGATAAAAAGATTGCAACCATATTTCGCCGAAAATAAAATATGGCTTCCTAAATCTAAGATAAAATCAAGCTGGGAAAACAAACCAGTTGACGTGATAGAGGAATTCATTGAGCAGGAATATAAAGTATTCCCTGTTGGTGTTCATGATGATGCACTGGATTCTTTGTCAAGAATATGCGATATTAGTATGAAATATCCGAATAAAACAATCAATTACGAGGCTATATATGGTTGATATTCTAAATCTTGAAAAAAATATGCCATCAGACGAGGATATTTTTAGTAAAGCATCTGACAGAATGGGGGATTTTATAAGAGTTAACGAACGTTGGCGTGTAAACTATATGCGCCCTGCAATAGGTATGTATGATGGTTCGTCACAATGGGAGCGTGACGATTACGACAGAAAGAAAGAGCGAAAGTTAACACCTAAAACAGTAAACAAAGTAGCTCCTATAGTAGACGCTGTAAAAGGGTTTGAGATACAGAACAGAAGTAAAAAGAAATATTACGCTAGAAACTCAACAAGCAATAGGCAATCACAATATAAAGATATTGTGCAAGATGGTGTTGAGTATATAACTGCTGATGGTAAGGTACCGTTTGAGAATTCGCAAGCGTTTGCAGACATGTGTATATGCGGTATTGGAGCTACTGAGAATATAATTGATTACGATAAAAACCCCAATGGTGAACCGCATGTATTTAGAGTAGAGCCTTATTTATTGGGTTGGGACTTTTCAGCTAGGCGTAAGAATCTACTTGACGCCAATTGGTGTTTTTATGTGCAGATAGTAGACGCAAGAGAAACGGCAGAAGCTTTGCAACAAGCCGGTCACGACATAACAGCTAGTCAAATACTTTCTGGGACTGGAATAGTTGCAGGATTGCAAACATACTTTTTAGATTATTACAACAGAGATGAAAACCAAACACTAGGCGCTATAGTACACTATCAATGGAGAGAAAAGAGAAGCTTTTACCGTGTATTTAATCCAATACCAGATATACCAGATATATTAAAAGACCCTAATTTTAATGGTCAAGAAATAATGCAGATTATGCAGCAATTGGGTGAAAAATATAATTTTGACCCTGCTAACGATCGTGTATTTTCTATACCTTTATCTGATAAAAAAGATGTAAAAGAAATATTTGAATATTTAAGTATACCTATATCAAGAAAGACATTTATTAAACAACAGAAATACGCATACTTTAGGGCTTCAATGGTTGGCGCTCAAATAATAAGCAAAGAGCCTAACTACTCACAAGATGGGTTTAGTCTTAAGTTTATGACTGGAAAGTATGCACCTAAAGACAACGCATATTATGGGCTTATTTATCCTGCTATTGACTCACAAAGAATGTTTAATGGTGCAGTTACAGACATGCAGGGTTATGTTGAAACGGTGCCAGCTGGTGGGGTATTTATCGAGGCTTCTGCAGTTGATGATGCTCAAAATTTTGTCGGAACTTACGCAAGAGCGAAAGAAGTAACAATATTAGCTGATGGTGCTATCTCTCAAAATAGGATAATGCCTAAGGGTTCTCCTCCTACTCCTGATGGGTTGGTTAAAATGCTTGCACTATCAGAAGAAAATATATTTTCTACAACAGGTGTGTATAAAGATTTTCTTGGTATATCCGATGGTGATAACAGAATGCAATCAGGTATATTACACTCAAAGAGGGTAAGACAAGGTCTAGCTGTATTAGGTGATTATTTCGACTCTAAGAAATTCTATGATAAAGAACAAGGCAGATTATTTATTGATATGTTACGTGTTCTTGCTGAAAACGCACCAGGTAGATCAATATATACTGGAGAAGGTGAAAGCAGAAAAGCTGTACAGTTGCTAGAGTCAAATATTGCTGCTGAATACGATGTAATTATTGAGGATGTGCCACAGTCACCAGATGAAAAACAAGAGACATTTACCAAGTTGATAGAACTTGTTGGTATACTTCCAGATCAAATGAAGTCACCAATTATGCAATTATCTCTTGATTACCTGCCGTTGAAACAAGAAGAACAGGAAAAAGTTAAGAAGGCGTTAGCTCCTCGCCCTCCACAACAACCTGACCCGTTACTTGTTGAACAACAAAAGGTTTCTATACAGAGTATGGCAGCCGATGCAGAACTAAAAAAAGCACAGGCGCAAAAGATCATTTTAGAAGCACAAGAACAAGCTGCGCTTCTTAGAAATGGGTCACCACAAGCTGATGTTGAAGAAACAAAGGCAAAAACAGCTAAGTATATGTCAGAAGCTGGTGAGAATATGTTTAATATTAATAGTAATGTTTAAAAGGAGTTAAAAATGGAATTAGAAACAAACGATAGAGGTCAAGTGGATGCTGATAAGTTCCATGCTTTGTTAAATGATGTAGCTCAAGCAGATGATTCAAGCGATCAGGGAGAAAGCGAATATCAAGAGCAAGAAAACAATGAGCAATATGAAGAAGATAATTATACAGAAACTCAAGAACCAGAACAACAACAGGAAAAGAAAAACTATATACCACAAGATAGATTAAACAAAGTTGTAGCAGAAAGAAATGAGGCAAAACTTGCTTATGATGCTGCTGTCGCTAAAAACAACGAACTTATCCAGTTTATACAGCAAAACTTTACACCCAACAATCAGAACAACCAGAATATTCAGCAAGAAGAATTTATCGAAGCTCCAGAGGCTACAGAATTTGATGAGTTTGCAAAATATGTTGATAAAAAATATTCAAAAGAAGTTGAAGAACTAAAGAGAGAAATACAAAGGCTACAAGAAGAAACAACAAAAGAAAAACAGGTTTCAGCTAGAGATAAATATATAAATTCAGTTAGAAATCAAGTTGTGGAATTTCAGCAAAAGACACCAGACTATGCAGACGCACATGAATACCTTATGAAAAGCATAGCTGAGGATGTAAAGGATTACGTAAAAACAAAAGAAGAATTTATGTATGAAATAGATAGAGAGCTTGATAAAATTGTCGGAAGAGCAACAAAGGCTGGTAAAAATGTGGGTGCTGCTTTATATGATAGGGCTAAAAAAATGGGTTATGCAGGAAGAAACAATAATGTAAGACCTAATTTAGCTAAAATAGATAAAAACAGCAGGATACCTTCAAGTAATGATTTTGCTAGCTACTCTGGTTCTCCTTCTACATCTCCAGTATCAAAAGATAGTTTAAAAAGTCTAAAGAGAGATAATCAGGGTCACACAACAGCGGAAGATTTTAGAAAATTATTAAAAAGAGTATAGTTAAATAACGTATTATAATACCACGCTTTTAAACTATATAAAAGTGTGGTATTATTATATATAGGTTAGAAATTCCGTTAAAAATTCATGGTATCAACTCCATACAAAAGTTGCTTCATAATTTTAGTTTCTGCGAACTTTAAACGCTGTCATTCAGGGGCTACCTGTCAATAGCACATTTAGTATATTTTTAAACATTAAAAGGTAATAAAATGGCTATTCAAGATACGCATTTTAGCACCACATCAAACCAGACTGTAAAATTATGGAGTGATAGAATTGCAACAGATTTGGCTGATGATCGTGGTGAATTAGGGAGATTAATCTCCTCTGGAGTTTTGAAAAGAGTAGACGAATTAAATAAAACTAGCGGTGACAATGTAAGATACGACTTGCTAGCATCTCTTAAATCTGGTGGTTTCAGAGGTTCAACAAATATTGACGGTCAATCTACTGATATGGAATATTTCCAAGACAGTTTATCAATTGATATGTTGCGTTGTGCTGTTAACTATCCACTAGAAGGGTCTATTGACCAACAACGCATTCTGCACTATCTACCAGAAGACGCTTATGTAAGATGTCGTGAGTGGTGGATTGACAGATTCGTAACAAGTGCAATGTTCCAGCTTGGTGGATACTATCCAACAACAATAACACAAGACACAGTTACTTATACTGGTGACGATAGACTTAAAATAGTTGGTTTAAATGCTGCAACTGCTCCAACTGCTGTAACTGCTACGCGTCATATATATGCTGGTAGCAACACAACAGATCAAGGAGTCGCTGCTGACACAACTGCAACAATGACTTTAGCATTAATTCAAGAGGCTGAAGTTGCTGCTGCATCAGCAAGACCTTATGTGTTACCTCTAACAAACGGGAAAACAAAATTCCGTTGTTACGTTACAACAAAAGGATTTAACCAATTGATAAATGATACATCAGCTCCTAACCAAGCACGTGATATCATTCTTGCTCAAATTACATCAGGAAAAGACTCAAATATAATCGGTGATAGATTTATTTGGTCACAAACTGAAGTAATACGCATGAATGGTGATCATATGCCATTCGGTGTTAATAGTTCAACAGGTGCTGCTGAATCAAACTGTAGACGTGCTGTATTTGTTGGCCGTGACGCTGGATGTATCGCATTCGGTAAAGGTTATAGTGCTGGTGGTGAAGCTACACCAGGATTCAGTGTTACTTACGGTGCTGTACAAAACATAGGTTTGCATCAAGAAGTTTCGTTCAACTGTATCTACGGTGTTAAGAAAACAGTGTACAATAGTGAAGACTACGGTAGCATTGTAATTTCACATTATGAATCTTAATAGAGGTATAAATTATGGCTGCTGAAGATATGGCGGGAACTATTGTTAACACAATACCAAGACACGAGACCGGTAAACAATACACCCGAATTGGTTATTATGCATTAACTGAAGCATTAGAGCTAAACGATACAATTACATTTTCTGACATGGTTCCGGGTGGATGCCGTGTTGATTATGTAATATTGCAAGCTCCAGAACTTGATACAGATGGAACACCAACAGGTACTATTGACGTTGGTGACTCAGACCAAGACAAGTTTATAGATGGTATTGCAATGGATGGGGGAATATTTACAATAAACAATGTAGCAACTGGGCTTGTAAATACACCTTACACATCAACTACAGATATAGTTATAACAGTACCAACTGCGGTTGCTACTGGTGCGACTAGTGGGCTAATTATATTAGCTGTTACTTACACAGCAACAGGTAATGAATAATGGCTGATGTTACTTTAGGACAAATGAAAACAGAGATTGCTGACGAAATAGCAAGAACTGATCTAACCTCTCAGATTGAGACGGCTATATTGGATACGTTGTTAATTTATGGGCAACAAAGGTTTTTATTTAACTCAGAAGTAACAGAAACATACACAGATGAGGGGGTTGGATATGTTCCAATTCCCTCTGGTTCTTTCTCTATAGAATCTATAAAAGTAGAAGAAAGCGACACAATAACAAGACAGTTAGAGTATCAGTCTTACAGAAGTCTTGACAGGGCTGACAATGACCCAACATATACAAATACTCCATTTGTTTGAAAATAAGATAAGATTATATCCTGTTCCAGATGAACAATATTGGTTATATATTTCGTATTATAAAGAATATGACTTACCTACAACTGATAGTGAAACACACGTATTTTTTAACAATGCGAAAAATTTAATAAAATTTGGTTCAAAGGCTTACTTATATGCTCATTATTTGCAAGATGACGGAATGGCATTATTAATGCAGCAGTTTGCGGATAAAGAGCTAAGAAGATTAACTTCTGTTTATAATCAAAATAATGGAGTTTTAACTTTAGGATGACAAATTGGAACAATCCAGATTTTAACCCGCAATCACTTACATCAGATGGTATTGTTGTAAATGATTTAAATAATGGGATGCTAGTTAGAAGCCTTGCTTCTGGTGACACTCTTGTATCAATAACTAATGCAGATGGAACAGCTGGAAACCCTACGATATCACTTACATCAGATGTG